ACTCGTGATATTGCGGACATTTTGGATGATTACAAAAAACAGGGGCACTCCAGAATGGCTCAGGTAGTCAGAACAACGCTAATTGATGTTTTCAAAGAAGCCCAACATGCTGGTGAAGTCCCGCCAGCTCCACCACTTTTGATAGGACAGTGCAAGGACAGCACCAGCAAAAACAGGAAGTTAGCAGTTCCGGCAGGACACCGACCAGACGGTAACGGGACAAAAAAGGATACGTAAAGGAGCCGCGGGTCCAAAACAATCAAACCAGCCTCGCAAGGGCTGGTTTTTTTTATGCCGTAAATCTGCAATGTGATTTTCGCCTGATCGACACGACCTGCAACTTGATACTGTATATATAAACAGAGTAAGCGGAGGTGAAAATGTACGTCGAACTTATCTACGACCAGCGGAATGTGAAAGAAATTAAGAACGCCAGGCAAAAAATTGAAGACGAGCTGACACGGCGTGTACATCGCGTGTTTCCTGATGCTGATGTTCGTGTGAAACCGATGCAGGCAAACAGCATCAACTCAGACTTCAACAAAGCGCAGAAAGAGAAAGTTTCCGCAATCGTGCAGGAAATGTTTGACGAGGCCGACGGTTGGCTTGTAAATGAAGAATGACTGAAGCGCGGCGTGCCGGTCTGATTCTGTCAGCTACTTCGCTCTGGCTCAGAAATTTTCGCGTCGTGGCCATCGATAGCTTTCATACGAGCCTGCAACTCTGAAAACATAGCAGCATATTTCTCTTCAATTTCAGAAATTGCCAACACTGCATCAGCCAGGATTGCATTTGTGTTCAACCCCCAAATCTGATCGCCACCTTCTGGCATCTCTGAGTCTGCGCCGTCTTTGGGCTTGCTTGCATAAACCGGATCAACTGCAAATGCACTTTGCGCCATAAACCCACGCTGCGGCTGCTGATAAAAATACTCGTTAATGTCGTCCTGATAATTCAGCCAGTTGTAATCCTGAACAGCTCCGGCCGCCAGCGCCATTATTCTTTCGTATGCAGTGCCGACCGGCTTCCCTCTTTTTGTTTTAATTCTTTCGTCTGATGCGCTTATCTGGACAGTGCCAGCATTAGTAATTATTTTCCCGTCATGCCTGAACGAGTGAGTGCCGTTGCCTGGGCTTAGTTCGAAACTTAAAGCGTTACCAGGGTTGGCTACGAACTGAAGGACGCCAGCGGTTCCAACGCCAATATCAATCTGGCTCATTCTTATAATGTCCAGGTATGTAATCCCACCGAGGGTGTAGCGGGCGCTGGCAGCGTTAGATAAATAAGCCATATTTGACGTCATTCGGGGCGAACCAGTCAAATCACCGCCAGATTTTGGTAACGCACCGGTTATGCGAGAGTCGTTACCCTGCGCTGCTGTACCTGCAGTCGTTCCATATGTGGCTAAAGCAGCCCACGCATCGGCTTTAGTTGTTGCCCCCGTACCGCCCTGCTTAACAGAAAGTGGCGTTATAAGGCCCTCAAGCAAAGCAGCCCACGCATCGGCTTTAGTTGTTGCCCCCGTACCGCCCAGGGACACAGGAAGAACACCATTCAGAAAACCCAGATTATTCCTGGATATCAATTTGTCGGCCAGACCTGCCAGGTTATCATCTTTTTCTAAAACGTCGGTGATGTTTGCTTTTAAATTAATATCATCATTTAGTTTCTTGAAACTGCTAATAGTTATCTCTGTACCGTCCGGAGCCTCAATTGTAACGTCGCCATCACCCGTCATTATTTTTTGCCAGCCGTCCAGTTGCTGCTGATAATAACCCAGGCGCGCCACAGTGCTCAGCACTAGCGTTTCTTTCATTCCTATGATTCCAGTCGGTATTGCATAAACACTGTCTGTAACAGTATCACCAGCCCAGGAATCATTCAGCGTTAGGTGTGTGTCACTTTCTACGCTGACAATTTCATACATCTGCACGCTGCCGGCGCCGGGAACCAGCAGTATCTGACCTGCACCAACACCCTGTTTGGGATCATTCCAGCGCGTATTAGTTCCTGTAACTGTTTTGCTGTCTGCCTGAATTGTGATTGTTCCGGCCCTGTACCAGGTGCTGGCTGCCATAAATATTTCTCCATAAAAGGGGGATCATAGATAAATTGACGCATCGATGACGGGGAGCGTGACTGATGCGATTGAGCGAATAAGCCCGCTATTCTGAGAGTAAGTAATGCCGGTATTCTGTGCGCGGGAGCCGCACACGGCATTGCCTGACATGCGTATGCCAGCGTTATAAAGCGCCCTGTAACCATCACTGAGCACGCTGTCTCCGGTATCAGCGCCGACGCCGCACAGCGGAATCGCTGCACGATTAACACCCGTAGCAGGACTGGAATATGACCACGGCGTACCGTTAAACGTCACATAATTTCCATTCCATATCATTGGGGCTTTACGGCTTGAGAATGTGCATTGCCCTGACGCATTCCAGATAGCCACTCCCCACGCAGGCGGCACCGGTGGGGTACCGTTGGTAAAAATGATTACCTCCATGTAGCAATCAGCCGGATTCGTTTCCCCCCCATCTGAATATGCTTCTATACGCATGTTGTTTCTGTCGAAATAGATAACGCGGTCAGACCGGTCCCAGTGGGCAAAAACAATGCAGTTATTGCGATCGGGAATATCAGGTATTGACCATGAACCATTAATGTTTACAGTTCCACGCCAGACGCACTGACTGACAATTGCAGCATCAGTTATTGCTGAAAAGTCCGTGCTGGACTGCATGAAAAGCCCGTATCCTGAAACATTTGATGATCCCATTATCTGAAAGGCGTCAAAACCGGCCGGTACATGGCCCGGATCGTAATACTGATTAAAATTTCTGACAGTGGACGTGACTGTATTGCCTGATACCCATACGCCATCCAGAGCAAGAACGCGGGGTACGCCAGCCGCGGGTGTGTAATATGACGTGCACGCGGTACGCGGTATCACAAAAAGCTGGGCGCCGTCAGAAAGCGGCACAGAAAACGTCTGGCGCCCATTGCCGTCAAGCTGCGGCGCATAATAGCCGCGATACGCAGCGGCTTTTGTATTTGAGCTGATATCAATCGGTTTTCCATTATCATCAGGGGCAATCTGCAATCCGTACATTATATTCTCCCGACCATCACACGCCGCAGGCCGGTACCATCAAATACCGCCAGGCCATCACCATTAAGCTGAACACGGCCTGATCCATCTGAACCGCCATACTGAAATCCACCCCCGGATTTATCGATACTCCAGCCGACCACGCCGTTCCAGTTATCAGAGCTGATAGAGCCTGATATTTTGGCGTTAGTAATGGCCGCATTGGCAATTTTCGCGTTTGTTATTGCTGCATCCTGAATTTTGGCGTTAGTAATGCTGGCATTTTGTATAAACGCCTCGCTGATAAACACCTGGCCACCGTCAATAGCAAACGGGGAATACATCGTGCCATTGGCTGTAGCCATGACGACAAACCGGTCAGCCAAAAACCCGATTTGTGATTTAACGTTTCCGTCTTTCACTTCGACGCCGATCACGACGCCAGCCGAGTAATAATGCCCCTTGTACGTAACGCCAGCGTTTACGCTCCAGGTTGCTGAGCCTGTTCCGTCGGTAGAAAACTGCGTGGTGGCTTTTGTTTCAATTGCTGCTGTGTTATCACCTACCTGTGCAGAAATGGTCTGTTTAAACTCAGCAAATGCTTTCCTGTCATCAGCCTGAACCTGGCGCGTCTCGATTATCTGCGCCCGCTGCTCTCCCTGCACAGCCCGACGGCGAATTGCATCAGCATCGTTATCAAGCGCTGCCTGCCATGCGGCATCCAGATTTGTATCAATGCGGTCGGATAGTCTGTCTCCGGCATCAGAATCGAGGAAATCACCGGTAATATCGCCGAGATAATCATCAGCGTTAGCGTTGGCAGCACCATGAATCCAGTCTGTATACCCAGACTCGTTTCCGGTTTTATCGACCAGTTGCGCCCGATACCAGAACTCCTGTCCCGCTTTTAAGCCAAGCTGTGAATATGAAGCCTGCGGATAAGGAACGTCTGACAGCAGAAGCGGGTTGGTCTGGTCAGCGTTCGGTGTGTACTGAATTTCAGTTTTCAGGGTGTCTGCCGTGTTTTCCGGAAAACCCCATGTAAGCGTTATACCCCAGTTTATAGGGGTAGTCGCAAACCCAACCGGTTTAGGAGGATTGCCAACTTTCCCCGTTAAAGTTTTCTCTTCCGAAAAGGCCCATCCGGAAGATATTTCAGCGGCATTTATCGCGCGCACCCGAACAAGATAACGGCCAGCATAGATGCTCGGAACCTCAAAAGATGTTGTTGAACTCCGAGGGATATTTACCCAGTTTCCATCGTTGCGCTGCCACTGCGCTTCATAGGAAATCGCGTTTTCAGCCGCATCCCACTGTACACGCATGGTTTCCAGGCTTATGCCCTGATTAACAACAGAGTAAGAGTCGATAACAATATTTTTCGGCGCAGACTGGTTGCCTGGTGGTATGACACTTATCGGACGCTGGTCTATTACCGCGCCAGTATCGATACGTGCATATTTATCAGGGTCATGCGCTGCTGCAGTTATCGTAAAAGTGTTATCGTTGTTATCCGCGACACTAACTACGCGATACTGCTGCGCAAAAAGCTGATCTGACTCAGTAACCCATACGCTTTCTGCCTGAGGTACTTCTTTGTAGGCGGCTGTGACAGTAACAACATTGCCGCTTACGCTTTGAATAGTTCTGCTCTGTGAAGCGCCGGAAGGAAGGTTAAGTATTAACCGGTCACCATTTTTAGCATCAGGCTCCCTGTCCAGAGTTATGGCTCTGCCATTCACTGAACTTATGCGGCCGCCAGTAATTTTACCCGACAGGTCTTCATCAGCTACGCCGATGATGTATCCCGGTTGGGGTATCATTCCATCGAGGCCGACACCGAATGTCACAATCCGATCTTTGTTGTTAGTCAGTATTCCCCAGCGCCCCTTGCGGTTTGCTTCAGACTGGCGGGTACAACCAATTGCAGTGATCTCCAGTTGGTTAAAACCAAAGCGCGACACAAGATCCTGCTCGAACACAGGCTCCATAGCGTCAGCATAGGAATTATCAGGATCTGACCATGAAACCAGCGAGGTAGTGTATCGGGATTTGGTAGTGCTGCTGGAGTAAGTAAAAAGACCATCTATGACATTGGCTTTTGTGTAGTTGTAATCGATATCTCGCGGCATATCAGCCAGGGCTACGATCTGATTACCACCCCAATATGTCATCCCCCGGAAAATGGCTGCAAAATCACGCAGCACTGTGTAAGCGTCATTCCTGCTTTGGACGTACACATTGCAGATGTAACGCGGCTCCGTTCCGTCTCCGCCGCGACCATCCGGTACTATCTGATCACAATACTGCGCCACCTCATAAAGCGTCCACTTATCAATATTGGCTGAGGTAAGCCGGTTACCCAGGCCGAAGCGATCTGATATAACAAGGTCATAAAAAACCCATGCCGGGTTGTCAGTCCATGCCCATTTAAATGCCCCTGACCAGGTGCCAGCGTAGTTTCTGCTGTCAGGATCGTAGTTATCAGGCACCCGGATAACGCGTCCGCGCGGCTCACAGGATATCTGGGGAATTGAACCGTTAAACTGGCTGGAGTCGAATTCTATATACAGCAAAGCTGTATTTGGGTAGCGCAGCTTTGCATCGATAACCTCTGTGTAGCTCTGCAAAGTCATCGCGTCGCCAACTTTAGCGCTGTTAGCGTCAGCAGTGATTTTACGCAGGCGAACTGTCCAGGTATTGCCAGCCTGCGGCAAATCGATACGGTGGCTCCGCTCGTAACCAGATGTTGTTTTACCGGTCACAGCTGTGTCAATAACAGTCTGGAATGAACCGCCATCTGTCTGCAGATCAATAGCGTAACGCACTGAATTACCAACCAGGTCGCCGTCGTCCTGCTGGCGATAGAGTGACGGCCATTTCAGGCGTAAACGAATAGCTGATAGTTGCGTATTGGTAAATGTATGCGTCCACGCGACAGAGCTTTTAATCTCTATTCCGGCACTGATTTCATTCTCCGTGCCAGGCATGCCCTGAATATAATTTTGGGCCTGCGTGCCTGGTCTGAACTCCCACCAGACGCCGCTGAAATTTGCGCCGCCGTTATTATTTATCAGCGGAGTCCCATCCAGAAAAATACGGGTGCCATCAAGAGCGCCGCCAAACTCCCCTTCCCCCAAAGCAAGCATTAGTTTTGCTTTTGCAATCGACTGGAGGTCATCTGGCTGCTCTACAGGCGTTCTGGCCTGAGAGCTGCCACCTTTACGGCCTTTGATTGAAGTTTCTGTTGCCATATTGCGCCCATAAAAAAAAGGCCGCACGATGGCGGCCACAGATTGATAACTGATCGGATATCAGGATGTTTATGGTTTACTGATAAGCGTATGTTGAGTATTCAGCCCTTCTGCGTTTGGGGCGCTGACGCACACATCAATGAGGGATGGCTGATTACCTCTGATTAAGCAAATTTTATGCAAAGAATAGGACCCGGCCTTCCGCCAGAACTTCAGCCTGTTGACGATAAGGCGCAAGGAGGTATAGATGCAGTCACAGCAATAATCGCTTTTCTTATTGCTGAATCAGATAACCCTGAAGAAAAAAAGAAAAAGTTGAACGTCTTTCTGTCAAAATATGGTTCTTCACGAAGTTTTTATCATTTATGGAATCGTCTGGCTAACTTACTCAAGTGATAAATTAAGGCGCATTTACTGCGCCTTTTTTAATTCATCAATAATTGAATATGCATAGTCGCTAGCCCTCTTCTCATACTTAGAAAAAGAAGTGTTATCATCATAATCCTCAATATATTCAATTCTTATAAAAACCCCATCCCTGACTTCTATATCTACATTGCTTCCAATTTGATGAATTTTTTCACCCATGAAAATTGATGTTTCTGCGCCAATGCCAGGAACAGAATTCACATATCGAAAGCCAAAATCACTTGGTAGCCCAACCTTAAATTTCATACCACAGACCGCCTTTCGGCTTACTGTTTATCTTCGACATAAATCCCAGCAGATATAATCGCCCCGCCGATACGACGCTTGCCGTAAAGGAGTGGCACCGGATAACCCTGTGATGCTGTGTTAGTTACTCCACCAAATGCATATGAAGCCTGATTGTCTGCATCCTGCTTGCTGGCTAATCCTGTAGGCTGAGGGGATAGCATTTGAATGACGCCGCCTGCGGCCAGGGCCACGCCTGGACCAATTAGCACTCCGCCGCCATAGGCATATGTTAGCGCCCCAACCGCCACTAATGCGGCACCTAATATTGTCTGAAATAACCCAGATCTTTTGCTGCCCATTACAACCGGTACAATACGAATAACATCACCTGTTACTGGAAAACCTAAGTCATCCTCCCCTATATTTTTCTTTCCTTTGAATACAGCGTAGGTCAATCCCCGTTGCTTACTCGTAATCATAAACTTCTCAAAACCCTTGATTGTCACAGCCAGCGCCCTTGTTGCTTCATGTACAGTGCTGATAAGTCGATGATGCGTTTTACCAAACGTCTTACCCAGCACGCCACCTAGCTCTATTTGTGTCATTATTTCTTGCATATATTCTCCGGACATAAAAAACCCCGCTGAGGCGAGGTTGTTAAATTAATTGAATTTATTTACGGAAAAGAATTTTACACAATCAATCAGGGAAGGCATCTCTTGTTCTAAAAACCCACTCCATTTTAACTGGATAGATTTCTTTATTTTTTATATTAACCAATCTCGCCGCAATTAATTCACCTGTATAATTTTTGGTTATGTGCAGGCTATCGGTAGGGTTATTCAAAGTTGGAGATGAGCTTCCAGTAAAATCCTGATTACCTATTGTTTCAATTTTAGCCAAATACTCTATCCTTAGATCTGACATATTCACATCTGCTGGAATATCGCCAATCACATTGATATCTGCCCATACTGGGACAACATACCCACCAGGGGACATGGTTGTTCCAAAAATAATTGCAGCCCCCTTGGTATTTAGCACCTCAACATCCTTTGTTACACCGAATGCGTTAGTTCCAACGTAGTGCCCAGTCTTAGTTGTTTCTGAGCTTTCGATATGAAAACCGTACCACCCAGCCATATCTTTCCTTGAAACTCCATCACCCCGCCCCTCGTAATAACCGCTAATCAAATAAGTTCCAGATTTATATATAACAGATGATGGTGATAGCCCTGATTTACTCCAAGTGTTATTGTAAGGGGCTGTCGTCATAGAATGTACAACGTATCCCTTCCAACTACCATCTTCAATCATTTTAGAAATTAAGTTATTAAATTTTTTCCCAGTCAATATTTTCCCACTAAAATCACCGCTAGAAGGAATTGGAGTACGGACAACGTTCTTTAATGGCTGTGGTTCCTCAATTTTGTAGAGATTATTTTCTGATTGGTAGTTACCACACCCTGACAAGACACCACATAAAGCCGCTATTACTAGTACCTTCTTCACATCCCTATCCCCATAAGTAAAATATGGTAGATAGTAAAGCGTAGCTGATGCAAAGGGAAGCAAGAAACCCGCAGCTAAGCGGGTTGTGATGTTGATTACCTGGTAGTTATGCCACTTCAGCAACGTTCACAAGGTGGCGAAGTGCTTTGATACCTTCAGAGTTGTATCGAAACGCTTCGACCTGTTTTGACGAATATTTAGACTTATCCAGAAAGAACTTCCCGTACCTTTCTGTCTTAAGGTTGTGTTTAGTAGAGAGTCGACCGATTTTATTAGCAGTAACATTGTGACCAATCTGTTCTGCCGCTTCTTTGGCTGTGTAGAAGCGCTCCTCGAGTAAAGGAAGTGGCACAACCTCCTTACCTACAAGGGGATTTACCAGCGTCGCTACAATAACCTGATTTGCTGCATCACCGAGACGCGGAAACATCGACATAATTTCGCGGGCAGAAGCGATATTTTTCTCCAAAGCCTGAGCCTGCAACTGATTGGCCTTAGCCAGTCGGTACTCAGGCAGACCGGAAGAAGGTTTTTCTTTGGTTATGCTATAACTTCCAGTTTCCATCAATGCTGGAAGAACCTCTTCACATACCCAATCCTGGACACGCTCTGCTGATGGTAAGCTGCTGCGCATGATAAGCCGGAACATATCAGCCTGCCCAGCCAGAATGACACCACGCGGGCGCGATCCGAACCCTGATTCCGACGATTCGCCCGAATTAAGGTTAATCAATGACTTACAGTGCTGCTTAAGGGCTTTGTGTGGATCTGCATACCCCAATGATCGCGCCATCTCAACAGCAAGGAAAACGGGTTTACCATTAAACCTTGCAGCGTCGATACTCACTACCTGTTCGTCACTTGACTTGAACTCAAAATGCTTGATAATCGAATGCATGTGTTCTCCAAAGTTCATATACCTAGTGATATCCGCCAGCTACCCACTGGCGGTTTTTCTTTGTCAGTTCAGGTAGCGATTAACCTGATCCCGTACAAATTCTCTTTTTTGTTTATCGCTGAACAAAAACACAGCGCCCTTGTGTTTCATCCAGATTTGCCAGCTATCCACATCATCAACCGTCTTATCCAGCCCAAACATTTTGATCTTCACTTGCTTCCCATTTTCAACACGACAAAGTACCTGATAGGAAAGTGGAGATAAGGCATTCTGTTGGTCATCTTTGCCTAGATATTCACCTTCGATTGGCACTCTTGCGGCCAGTGACAATGCTTCAGTGAATTGTTCTTCATTGATCTCTTTGTATGAACACCCGAAATGAGATTTCAGAGAAGACCAGAGTGTGATAATTGCTTTGGCCTGTTTATCCTGCGGAAGACTACGCCCGCGACTCAGCACCAGTTGTTTGATGGCTTCCTGTTGTTCAGGAGTAATTTTGCCGGGGAGTGCTTTTTTTGCTTTACGCGGATTACTTACCTGGCCTTTCGTCCAGTATTCGTAGAGAACGTCGTCGCACTCTTCCTGATACTGAATGACCTTGTCGCGGATCTCAGGCTTAACTTTGTTTGGCTGAATAGTTTGTAGCCACGCCGCAAACTTACGGAAGGCGAGACAGGTCATAGCCTGATTTCCGCCAGATGAAGGTATTTCGATTTCCGAAACACCTTTAGCAAAGCGTTGTTTTAATTTAACAAATTGAGCAGCCCATACCATGCCCATGCTTTCTACAACGGGCTTCATTGGCACATATGGCTCATTGTTGAAATTAACCAGATACAGACTGTCACCGTGAAAAGGTACATTGATAGTCGATGTTGCGGTTGCTATACTCATATTCGTTAGTTCCTCGCGAGTTACTGACAAATCAGAGGCCCTGACTGTTAGTGCAGTTGGGGCTTCGCTCATTCTGGACATTTTATTCCCTGACGCTCTGCATACTCCCTCATCGCCCTTACCGCCTCCTTACTGAAAGATCGGTCCGATTGTTTCGCAAGGGACTCCATCGCCTTTTCAAGCCACTCAGGTATCCTTAAGGTTTTTACTTTCACTTCTAACTCCATATGTATTTGGTACGTATACATAGTATTTAGGTACGCATTGATAGTCAATAGGTACGCAGTTAATATGTTTTCATTGTTCAATTTTAAAATGGGGAAGTATGAGCACCTAAAGGTCGCTCGTGCGGTAGCTATGGCTGAAAGAAAATATAGGCATCCGCAAGTCAACCTTCGCTTGCCTGAAGAATTGAAAGAGCGAATAGCTGAGATTGCAGAGCGTAACAAGCGTTCATCTAACGCTGAGATGGTTGCAGCTATTGAAAATTGGGTTAAGCGCGACACTCTTTACAATTACAAAAGCGAAATCTCATTTATCAATGTAAATGATGGCAGTCATATTGATGACCCTACCGTTTCAGTCAATCTCACTAAAGGGGAGTTGAACAGGATGATTGGAGATGCAGCGGAGGAAGCCGCTTATGCGGTCGTCGATAAAATACATGAAAAATACGACGTTAGCCCAAAAAACAAAAAGCCCTCGGAGTGAGGGCTTTTTCGGCTGTAATTAGAATTTGTAACCCACGCCAACAGTGAATCCATTCGCCTTCCAATCGCCGCTGCCAGTACCACCTTCATAAGCAGCATCGATGACCAGCCCCTGCCACACATTTACCTGAGCACCAAAACTGTAAGCAAAACCCGTGTTGTTACGTGATGATGAGCTACTATTTTTCTCCGTTCGCACACTATTGATGAATGTTTCATCGTCATTTTCGACACTTATGTGCTGAAAAGAAGCGCCAGCAAGAGCATAAAAACTTATGTAGTCATTTAAACGCAATGAGGGGCCGATGAGAGCTGAAACATAGTCACCTGTGACTCTCGCTCTCCCATCGAATTTATTAAAGGTTTCATCGGCGTTAACCCGCTTACCTTCGCCGCTCGTTGCACCATCATGCGTTGCATAGGCTACAGAGCCCATAAGACCCCACATATCATCAAATTCATAACGATATCGGATAAACATTCCCTGGGGCTTATTGTAACCATCTGAGGATACCTTGACTGGCGCACCAATTACGCTACTCATATTAGTGTAAGCTTTACTGGCGAGGGCATCAGCGGTTCCAGACTGGCTTTTGTAACCCTTCATATCCATCTGAATAAAGCCAACAGAAAGAGTTTGATCACCGCTGGCGGCAATTGCATTGAATGTTAAAGCTAAAGCTGAAGCAGCAATAATCTTTTTAACAGACATATTCCCTATCCTTGTCACTGAAAAGTGCTCAGATAGTAAAGCAACTATAATATAATGGAAAGTAAGAATAAGTGACCCAACTAGCAAAACGTCGTTCAATACTTTCTAAGCTGCCTGTGCGGCAGTGCATGGCTTCATCTATTCTATTAAAGAAGTGATCGATTAAATGTGCTGCTGGTACAAGCTCATAATTTAACCGCCGCGCATGGTATAGCCATCAATAAGTACTTTTATACCTCAAAATCTTTACAGTTCGCTCTCTCCAGTAGCCGCCGTACGGTACGCGCTGACTCAAATGCCCGTACAAATGATGCAAAAGCATGTTCCCTTCAAGAAGTATTCCTGCATGGTTCCACTTATTAGCCTGAACCTGCATTATTGCGACATCTCCTACCCTGGGCGACCCAGTAAACTCTCTGAAACCACAGTCATACCAACAATCGTGGTAAAAATTATCAGAGTGTTGATCTTCCCACCAACAATAATCTACGCGGTAATCATCAAGCTCTATGCCGTGCGTCTGCCGATAATAACTCATCACAAGCCCCCAGCAATCATAATGACCAAGGACAAACGGCCTGCCCAATAACGGAAGCTCACCACGAGGTAATATTGTCCGTAAATCACCCTCCGGCCAGCTGATTATATGCCAGGGTAATTCTGTCGCATCACATTGCGCCGAATCCAGTTCACTTGGCTGTGTGGTCGCGTCAGGATGGCTGTGGACAATACCCGTTATAGTTCCCCAATCTTCAGCGTTCGCGTAATCTTCTGGTGAGATAACAAAATTCTCTGTCGGCTCATTGGAGATATTACGGCACGGAAAATATCGCTCCACCCTGCTTTTTTGCACAACTAATCCGCAAGCTTCTTTAGGATATTCAGCTTCGGCGTGTTGCATAATTGCATCAATTGTTTTTTGCTGCATATCAGCTCCGCAACAGAGACGTTCCCGGAAATCCACCAAACGGTAGCTCACCGTTATATCCAAACCGCAGTTTGCAGCCAGTCAGATTGCCGCTGCACTGGTCGAGGGATGGGTCGTCAACTGGCCGGTTGAATTTGTCGAAGTAGAGCGTGCCGGTGTAATCGCAGCCATCACCTGAACGGTATTTACCACGAATGCACCAGGTGCATAGCGAATGTAGCTGGCGGGTGGGTATCATCAGGCCCTGCAGGTCCATCGGGCTGGTAAGTGTGAACTCGACCGCCTGATTTGTTTCCTGGCTTTTGCTGTCGATGTAGAAGACCTGCAACTTTTCCTGTGTAGCGTCTGCTGATGGATTGCCACCCGGGAAGTTTTTGGCGTCCAGATACTGCACCAGGGTGTCATGAATGGTTACTGTCGCCTGAAGCATGTCATCATATGCAAGGCAAAGAGCTGTAATGGAACCGTTCAGATTGGCAACGCTCAGTTTTGGCTGAGCCGTGCTATCAGTGGACGTTTCGATCCCTTCAATTTCTACCGGCCAAGCGGAATATTCATTACCCTGCCACCAGATGGATTTAGCTGGCAGCTTGTTTTCATCCCCACCAGCTGCTGCAATTTCTTCCGGGGTATGCGGGATGGTATGAGCATGGAAACGCAGAATATCAGCGTTGAATTTGCTGCCGTCGACTTCGAACAGCCGGACGCGGTTGCCCGGCTCCAGTTTCTGTAAGTCAGAGTTAATAGCCATTGGTTTTCCTATGGGGAAAATGCCTGTTCAAATGTAGCTGTTATGGTCATGGTGTTACTGCTCATGGGATTGAGGCGAATAGAGTCAGCGACCACCCGATAAAGTCCGGCACTGCCAAATGGCGGCGTCCAAATGAATGACCTGACGGTATGTCCACGAATGAACGCCAGAGCCGGCAACATGTCGGATTTTCTGCCTGCCATTGATATCGGCCAGCTTTGTGTTTCGGGATTGATTCCATCGCCGCTAACCTGTTTATACCCATCACCAAACTGAACAGATCGGACGCGGTGATTAAATTGCCCTTCCATGCCGTTCTGGATCTGAGTGCGCCAGGTGAAAGTGTCGATTGCCATATTTACTCCGGGCAATAAAAAAGCCCACCGAAGTGAGCCGTTTGTAGGCAGAGAATCAATCAGAGTGTTTTAGCAAGTTCTTTGATTTTTTCCCTTGCTAACCTTGAGGCAATTTCCTGAATTTTACCCATATTCAGGTTTTCGTCGTATGGAATCTCCACCCAAGTGAAAGCCAACGTACGTCCATCATCATCAACAAAGTCAACAGCGGTATCAATTCGCTTACCTTCCTCGCCCTCAACAATTTTGTATGAATCAATTTTTGCTTTCATAAATTCTCCTTATTTCCGTCCCATTCGACCCATCACAAACGTACTTATTGCGCCCTGCTGCCCCAAGTCGCGCTGCAGGTTATTTCTGTATCGCTGATCAACAAAAGCTCCAATCTCTTTGCCGAAGTTTTCAAATCCTGAGCTGGCGCTTGTTTGAGTTTGACCATTCTGGTTAATGGTTATATTAACCTGTGGCGCGGTCGAAGAACCACCATTTGCGTTTGAAAGCCCATACATCGGAGCTTTGCCAACATAACCGCCGTCAGCGTACCCTCTCCCTGATGTGGCATTCTTCATCAGAGCATAAAGGTTTCCGATTCCCAGAGATGAGGTTGCCTCTTTAGTGAAAACAAACTCGCCTCCGTGGACAATGCCTTTCGGCTCGTACTTGCCGCCGTCACCTGTGTAGCCTCCTGTGGCATGACCGGTTAATGGTAGGTTGCCATAATTGCCACCAGATATAGCAGTGCCAGCATTACCACCTGTAGATAAATTAGCGCCACCACTAACCCAACCCATAGCTTCCTGGACCGCATAGGCCACCAGCAGCTTATTGATGATATCGACAATCATTTTCAGAATGGAAATGGAGAACTGCTTAAACGATGCCGTACCTGTTGTTACCAGGTTCGTCATCATGTCAGACACGCCACCCAACGCTGATTGCGCCGCCTGTGATACGGAAGAATAGACGTTTTTGGAGGTTTCAAGATACTCGTTCAGGCCATTTATGGCACCGGCCCGCCAATTGCGTTCAAGCTTGTCCTGCTCATCGTTGGTCTTACGTATCTCAGAGACAGCCAGAGCCTGTGCTCGCGGGTTATCTTTGTATTCAGCTCTTATGCGATTTTCATCAGATAAACGTTGCGCCTGTCTTGAAGACTTACCCTCTCCCAAACTTCTGTATTCTTCCCTTTTAGCTTCCTGCTGCCGCTGGAATTTTTGAGCGCTATCCATCAGGGTGTTAAGCTGCTGCTGCTTGACTTTCTGATCGCCTAGAACTGCCAACTGCTCTTTGTTTGCCAGAACCTGGTCTTTGCTTGATAGAAGCGACTGTTCCTGTTTAGAAAGCCGCCTGGTTGATGAGGCTTCTTCCAGCACCTGATATTTAGCCTGCGCTTCCCACAATTCCCTGCGCTGCTGGCTGATTTTGTCGTTGATATCCCGATGCTGCTGCAAAACCTTCAGTTGGGATTGCAGAGCTATCAGGTCAGCCTGAGTAGCATCCTCGGCACGATCACCTGCTGGGGTGGTATAGGATTTCGTCCTGGCTGTTTTAGGTGGTTTGTTATCAGCGTTGATCTGCGCAACAGCGGTTTTTCGCTGCGCCTCTGTCCAGTCATTCGGCGCTTTAGCAACCATCTGCCACAATTCATTCAGTGCTGCAGTGCGCTTTTGTTGCCATGACTGGTTTTTAGACAGAATGTCATTCTGATATTGCAGAGATTTAGTTCGGCTTTCATCCGCCTCTCGGGCTTTTATCGCTGCCTTAGCCTCGCTTTCTTGCTGATCAACTCTCGCCTGAAGGCTCTTTATGTTCTCCTCAAGTGCGGCTTTATCAACGCCCATAGAGTTGTTTTTAAATCGGCCCAACAATCCTTGCTTTTCATTAGCCTCTATCTCTGCAAGAGTATCCTGCATAGTTTTAAGCTTAGAAACATCTGACTGTGTTCTGCCAACGTCCAGCGCAGAATCCCAGAATGATTTCCATCCGTCTGAGGCTGCTTTTAATGCGCGCTCGATAGATCCCAGATTATCAATAGTGGCATGCGCCCTTTCCTGTTCAGCTTTGCTTAGAGCATCGGCAGAAGCCTGCCCAGCCGCTTCTTTAAATCCCCGGCGTTCTAATGATGCAATATATTCATATTGAGATGACGTAAGATAATGAAGCTGATTGTTTAGCTCTGCAGAGGCTTTGGTCGGGTCAGCATAAAGTTTCTGAAAGTTCTTTATGGTCTCATCGACAGACTGACCGGTAGCCTCGCGCATGGCCGCTGCGGCCTTTACTACCGTATCAAGCTGCTTGCTGTTGAAAGATCCGGAGCCTACAACCTGAGCGATGATTCCTGAAGCATCATGCTGGGTAATCCCACCACCAGAGATAGACTTAGCCATCTCCTGCAGCTGCGATGCTGTTTTACCGGCGTAATTGCCGGTCAGTATCAGCTGCTTATTGAACTCTACTGACTCCTGGCTGCCTTCATACCAGGCTTTACCTAACCCATATACAGCAGCGGTTATCCCGCCGACAATACCGGCGATGCCTAATCCGCGCAGGGTCATAAGCTGATCAATCCAGCCAGCACGGTTAGCCAGGGTAATGCCTGAGCCACGGAGAGCGCCAAAATTACCCCGCGCCGCCTCACCTATCAGGATGCCGATCTCGCGACGTGCTGCTGATGACTGCAAACCTAGCTTGTGAGTAGAAGCTGAGGCTTCCTCCAGTTTTTTGATATAGATGTCTGCTGATGAACCTACGCCAAGCTGTGCTGCCTGCTGTTTGAGTAATTCAGTCCGGGAAAGTGACTGCGCTGCTACCTGGTCTTTTAGCTTTTGCAGGAAATCAGCACGAGCTTTCTCGTTGCGCCTGATTGCCTGCTCTTCATCGAGAAAGGCTCTTCCTTCAGCTGTTAGAGACATTTGCGTGCGCGTAATTTGTGAACGCGTCTGCTCCAAAATTGCGCTGTAATCGCGGAACTGATCTGTAGGCAGTAACCCTTTTTGATTCGCGCTGGCAAGCTGAGTGGTTATTTTTTCCAGCTCTTCAAATGCTTTATTGGTCGGATTAATGCGGTTAAGCAGGATCTGTAACTCCTGCTGCTGTTCTTTTAGCGCCTGATTGTTTTTGCGCTCACTTTGCGCCGATGACTCCTGAGCCTTTCTGAATTCTTCGACCCGTCGGTGTGTTTCAGCAACAGAGCGGGTCATTTCGGCCATGTTCTGCCCTGATGCCTTCTGCGACTCATTCATCTTGTCGGCAGCAGTTGCTGCAGATCCAGCTTTAGCGGCAAACTTGTCCAGCTCCTGACTGGCGCTCTGGATGTCGCTGACATTAGCTTTCAGGACAATATTGGAGATTTCTGTCATTGATTACTCCGGGTATGAAAAAGCCGCCCGGAGGCGGCTATGCTGCTGCGTAAAGTAGTTTCATCTGGCCTTTGACGGGAAAAGCAGCCATGCAACGGGCTTCAAAATCTTTTGTATCTATGCTGCCATTCGCGATGTTAGTAACCGCAATAAGTTGCTGCTCTACTCTTCCCAATGCATCAGGCTTCAGGTGCTGGTGAATCTTCTCACCACTCTCTCCTGCCGCTGATTTAGCCGCTTGATATACGTAATCTGGTAATGCTACCCCGTAAACCCATCGGGCGGTTATCTGGCCGAACAATGCAGGGCAACCTCCAACGTGTCCGAAGTGTGGGAGGCCGGACATCTTCGCCAGTGCCTGATAAAACGGATCTTTAAATCGCTTCTCCCATGATGTCGGTTGCTGGTAAACCATCAGGCCTACGATCTGATCTTCTGTAAGTTCGAAATTCTTACTAAGGAGAATATTTTTAATGTGCCGGTCACAGGCACGAGCAAACTTAGGGGAAAGCCATCGAGCAAACTCAATGACCATCTCTGGGTGAATCCAGGTTCGCCCCTTGCGTCCTCGTGTGGTTTTCAATAAAAACCGTGAAATCCCGGTTTTTCTATCTATATCGTCTACGCCCAATTCTTCGGCCAGTTCTCTCGCATACTCTTTAGTGGAAGACAGCCGCACCCAGTCAAACACATCGCGCTCAAAATGCTTTGCCGCTTTAGTTGCATCAACCCAGCAGTCAGAAGTAAAAGGGAACTGGCGCTCATCAAATGTCATCGGAACGATATTGCTCATCGGTAAAACCTCATAGAAAGCGAACCTGTCACACAGAAAAGCCGCCCCAAGACGCTACCGATTAGCAACGGCATCTCTCAGGATCGCTTTCTGCAAGGCTCTTGGTTGGAATTGCGTGTGTGATACGCAGGCGAAAAAAAACCGGCAGACGCCGGTCATTGGTTTTTATGGATAGTTCGGAGGGCAGAAGCCTCCATTACTCTGATATCGTTTAGCGCGCTTGCCTCGTCGTCTATGCCGTGAACCTTCATCAGCCATGGAAGTACGTTGTAATCCAGCCCGGTAACGCCGTTCATTCCTGTGCGCCACTGCGTATACATCGCACGGAACACCTCGAATGAGGGCCAGATATCCGGCCAAACCTCAATATTTACGTCCTCAATGTCGTCGGGCGTCAGGAAGAACGTTGCAAGTTCGTCGGCTGTTGGTTCAGGCGTAAAACACGCCTCGGCAAGCGCTGCTAGTTTTTTTCGCGAACGGAGTAAAGTTCTTTGGTATAAGCGGCGGCGATAGCATCAAAAGCGCGGGGATAGTTTTCCAGCAGAGTGACGAGGTTTTCCCGGTTAAACTCGGCGTCTATATTCCACCCCGCGATCAGGCTCTCCAGGTAGGCGGCAGCGACATGGTTTGAATAGTCACCTGCTTCCGCAGCCTGATCTGCCTGTGTTTTGAGTTCTTTCTCCATCTCTGCCATCTGAGTGCGGGTTTTATGGCGAACGGTCAACTTTACTTTACCGTCGTCTTCGCCCGGGCGGGGGATGATTGCTTCAATTGTGAAGGTGGGATTGGGATTGAGTGAAAATTTAGTAGCCATGTGTCATCTCGTTAAAGCCCCTTGCGGGGCTGGAGTTAATTAACTGCCCTGTTGTTGCTCGTCTTTGTAGAAGGTAGTGCCTTTCGACTGCACAGCGAATGCTGCTGTTACTGTTTCAATCTGGTTAACAACTGGATTTGGTTCGCCATTGAACGATGGCACTGCTGACCAGTAACGGGTTTCTTTAGCCTTAGGTACGTACATATACATAGGCAAAGTGTCACCGGCAGCGTCAGCATCTTTTAATACGGTATAAAATGCCTGGTCTAAATCATGGGCGATTGTATACGTCTGATTTCGAGCTGATTTATATGTTGGCAGGCTTCGCTGGGTGTCATCCTCAAGGAACTGAAACTGGTAGTAGTTTTGCTCACCGCCAGACGCTGCAACCTCTGTAATTTGCGGAATTTGCACCCATGAATCTGGATCGACAACCTTAACTGTTCCGCTGCCTGTGCCAGCAAATAGTTTGGTGTTTGATGTGTTGACGCCACCCAGCGTTGCTGTGCCTCCGGATGCGGCAATCACTTTTGCGACCAGGTTATCCAGTGCAGACCAGGAGGAATTTACGAGGACAATGTCGCCCTCATTTACAGTGCCACCTGACAATGTCAGAACTGCGTTTGTTGCGTTTGATACGGAGCTTACAGTGATAACATCGCCAAATTCATTGGCAACGTACACAGTAGCCCCATTAGGCAAATGAAAGGCCATCGATATTACCTCATAAAAAAAAGCCGCCGATTGGCAGCCTGGTTGAAAGAATTGGATTGGTTACACCACGTCGGCGCGGTATGTCATCGAGACAGGGATTGTGTAGCTGGTGTCGTTCTGAATTCCGGGGTAAATCGTTGGTTCGCCATTGAAGTAAAGCGCCATGCCATCTGCAGGGATAGCCTGCCCATCAGGAAACAGGTCGCATATATGCTGAGCAACAGACAGACCGGATGATTTACCGCGTTGCGCCGGTACGATGACGCTTACCTGATACACGCCTGGGTAAACCTTACATTTGCGGGCAAGGTCAATGCTGTATGGCATGGAAGGCAATACATGCGACTGTAGCCATATCTCATCGTTTGGCGGCTCGAAGCTGATGTTGTCGTAAGCTACCTGAATACCAGATGCCGCCATCCTGTCACCGAGATACGCCTCCAGGGCCGTTGTGATTTCTGGTGTCATTTTTTCAGTTCCCTTGCGGCTTTATCGAGATAAGTTTGAAACTCAGGCACAACAACACGAAGCATCCCGGCAGGAGCTTGTTTAGACCAACCTTCCATTTCTAGCCGGTAGGCATAAGGCAGGGTGTTGGCCAGGAAGATAAACCGGACATCCCCGCTTATTTCTTCTATGTGATTTTTCAGCCTAGCCTTTACTTCCGGTCCGCGCGGGTAAGGCCCTATTTCTGGCGTAGTCTCATCAGGCACTATGTCATGCCCTACTTCCCAATTTGAACGGAAGCGACCTGTATCGACCGGAGACATATCGACTACGCGGTTTGCAACGTCGATCATCGCCTTCTTCGTTACCGTCAGCATGTCGGCTTTAGCTGCCTCACAATGCGCCTTAATGTCGAGTGAAAATTGAGCATTATCCGCCATATCACCGCCTCAACTGCGATTTAAAGCACAGCGTTAAATCAGCCGGCTTAACCGGGTTAGGCTGCAACACGCGATATTTGGCACCGTCCACCAGCACCAGGTCACCGATTTTAATCTCCGGCTCTGCCTGAAAAAGAATTCGGATATCGCCGGTTTTAATCAGCGTTCCGTCTATTTCACCTGGTTCATAATCAACTTTAATTCCAACCGGATCAGGCTTCAGGGCTTTGTCAGGTTCAGTAACCTCTTTACCGTTGATGACTGTCGTCGTGCCCTCACGGGTTACGCTGTAGGAGGTGCCATATTTCCGCAATAGCCGGTCAGGCAATGATTTCATACGGGGATAGAATTTAGCCATATCACCCGCGCCTCACGTCGAAATTGAACACACTGGCGCTTTTTGTCATGCCACGCAGCATGGAATAGAGCCAGGGGAAGTTAACCGTGCCGTCATTGCTTGCACCGTCATACTGCACCGTAACAGCGCCCTCTACGCGCTCCAGAGTGACCGCACCGCCGCTCTGCGTTGGGTTCAGGTCAGTTTCCTGCGCCTCTACAGCAAGACGACACTGCGCCTGCTTTATGCGTGTCGGGACTGTGGATTTATCCACTTTCTCACCGTCGATAAACGCGCCATCTCGCGGCCACGCCAGCGGCTGACCAGAGACGCTACGCGAACCTTTCCAGTTTACAGAGTCGAGATAGTCCATAGCCTGCGCCAGCAACTTCTCGCAGGTAGTGTCATCTGCAGGAATTTCATAGCCTCGCGCTGTAGCGAAGTCTCGCAAATCACTAACGCTGGCGTAACTGTTAAAATCGGGTGATGTTGGGTCGGTAATAATCATTATTTCCTCAGCTTGCCAGTTGCCATGCCCGCCTGACCTCAGTTCGCCTCTCACCGTCAGGGTGTCTTTCAACACTCTCACCGTCTGCATGGTCAACGAGCGAATACGCGGGATAAATCACATCACCGCCCCATGCTCTACCTACGGCATAATCAGCAGCCAAATGCTGCGGCCACTTATCAAGAATGCGTTGAACATGTTGTCGCGGGATGCTGTAACAGACGCCGTGAATAAGGGTTGGTAGCGTGATGAATTGGGGGTTAGATGCCAGTTTTCGCTTAATCTCAGATTGCCACTGCGGCGGCCTGCCGGTGCCGAGATAAAAGCTCAAAAGGTCATCCGGGAATCTGTTAAGCCAGGCTGCCACCTCCTCGTTGAAACCAGCTACTGGCATCGCGTCATCTTCCAGTATTACCACTCTTCCGCTCTGTGTTGCTGCCCACTCTATAGCGCGTCGGTGATTCCATGCAGCGCCGTGGTCGGCTTCATCAATCAGCAGGCTGGCATTTAATGATTCTGCCAGGACAGTAGCTACGTTACGGCGGGAGTGATGGCCGACCACCAGAAAGTTTATTTGTGCGCCCACCAACTTACTCCACTCGTTTCGTTTTTCTTGAATATGGTCGTTACTTGCGTGCCGGTGATGAACCTGCCAGCGAAACGGGTATACACAACGCGGTTAAATGCGCCCATCTCAAATGCGTCAGCTGGACTTTCTGACCGCTGGCAATCCAGCTCAACTACCATTGCGTGCATGAACTCCAGCATTATTGCCCTGTGGCCACCCACAACGCCGCAATTAAGCAACTGCCTGGGTTCCGTCAGGAAATCCCTTATATCGGGATGCTGGTGATTTTTTATCATCCACTCAGAATTAGTTAGCTGGGGTTCCCAGCCAACATACAACACGCCCGACATTATGACCGGTTCATTCAGCATCACGACATCAGTTGCGTCGGTACACCACAGCTCTGTTATCTCAGGATGGTCACGGAGCCATTGCCACTGAATACGCCAACGCTGCATGTAGACAGATAAACCGCAATCCGGCGTTACACGCTCAACCGTCGCCTTATCGTCAGTCACGTCAGCATCAGTCAGTACAGTCACAGGATATTTTGACGACGTAATCAGCGGCTGAACGGCAAGCAGATTATTTGCCCATTTCGTGCCGCGCTGAGGGTCTGCCGTATTAGTCAGATATGACGTGAGCAAATGAGGTTTGCGCGAGTAAGGAACATAATCAGCAAAACGCTCTGCCCGCCTGCGCTTTACTATCTCCTGATTTTTACTCAGGTTGTCGCGCCGCTGTACCGGCGTCAGAGACGAGCTAACTGATTGCTGTCTGTCCAGGGAGTCAATCAGCCTGTCTGAGCCAACAACGTCAGCAAAACGCCAGGATGTCAGTCCGGCGTGAAAGGCCCGGTCTAAATACTCGACATCCTGCTCCATCGCGAAACCAAATGCCGGGTCAAAGCCGCCGATGCGCTCTACAGCTGAGTGGTTAACGTAAATCATGCAACCGCGCGTATGAGAATAAGCTACGTGCTTACCATCGCCGCCAATAAGCGTTGCGTCGCCGATTGGCCGGCCGTTTGCCCAGTTTGGAAAAATGTACGAAAGCACAGGCTCAGGCGACTGAATATAAGGAAGGTGCCAATTCCCGGAAATCGGGAAAGCGTCATCGTCAAACAGAAACAGATGGTCACAGCAGGCGTCCATAAGATATTCAATGCATCGGTTTTTGGCGGCGATAATACCCTGAGCCTTATCGTGACGAATCAGTTTTACACCATCAGGCACCGTAACCGGATTAGCCGATCCGTCATCAATGACAACCACTAACGCACCAGCCGGTAAATATTTCAGCTGTTGCTCCAGCGATCGCGATAAAACGTCGTGCCGGTTGTGGGTCGTGATGGCAATGCCGATATTTGACGCACGCGCAGAAACAGGAGCGTATTGAACGCCGTCGATAGTCACCTGCATCAGTAATCCCCAAAGAAAAGGGGCCGAAGCCCCTTTGATTACGAACCGGCACCCGGAGAGATAACAGCAGCAAAAGGCACCTGTTTGCGGTCAAAGACACGCTTCCAGTTGGCCGCTGATGCCATATCTGTGTAGCTCGGAGTGAGGTTCGGATCATCTTCACCTTCCCAGCTGAAACCGGCTGGCTGGATGATGTACGTCTTACGCTCCCACAGGATTTCAGCACCGCCGCCATTACCGCCATCTGGTTTACGCTGCAGCTCCGTAGGAGTGTGTGGAGATCCAACGCCATAACCAAACGCACCCGCGCCAAAGAACATGGATAGGTAATCACCGTTAGCCATTTTCAAGCTGTCATCCATGAAAATTGGCTTACCGAGATACGTTGCCAGGATGATTTTTCCGGTGGAGTCACGCAGGTATTCAATGAGATCCTGCTTAACCATACGGTTCATCATCGTTGAGTGAACGCCGATTGCAGAGAACTGGTCGGCAGCGTCACCTGCAGTAAATGCCGCGTCCTGGAACGCCGTAGCAAGCTCATTACCAGCTTCGATTACCATATCGCTGTTATCATTAGCAATGTTTGAGGCAATAATGCCTCGCGCCTCGCCAATAAGATAGCGTTGCCATTGACGAGTCCAGTAAGTACCGAAACGATTACGAATCTGCGTCATCGGGTCACTGTTAGCGAGTTCAGACGCCAGATCGGCTACGCCATAGCCCTTGTTCAGGAACAGGGTGCGCGCACGCATGCTGCCCTGAGTGGCCTTACCGACCTTGCCAATCTGATCCGGGTCATCGGTAGACGTGTTTGGAGCTTCGTCAGCATCCAAATCCTGCCAGTAACTTACGGTTGCAGTACCCTGACCGTTTTGCGCCACAACATCGAGTGCGGGCAATCGGGTGATAATGCCTGAATCATATACAGCTGTTTTTTCCGGGCTGTTGACCGGAGCGAGAGTCTGATAATAATCTGCTACGAAAATATCGGAGATTCTGGTTGATACAGTTGCCATGCGGCGTTACCTCATTATTGTGTAGCCTGGAGGCGCTTAAATTCCTCCGGGTTTTCTTTAAATAGCTGCACTCGTTCAATTTCCGAGTAGTCGCTCCATTTTTTGCCGCCGCCGCTGGCGATGGTCAGGCCGTTGTTACCACGGGTTCCAGAGGCCTTGCTTCCAATAACAACAGGTGCGAATAACTTGTTGTTTCTGAATTCTTTTTCGAGTTCTTCAAGCGTTGCCGCTGATGGGCTGCCGGTTTCATCGACAACGCGGGTTTTACCGTCTTCAACAACAAGGCGGGATTTGATGTGTGGCGTAAGAATTGCTGCACTGTCTCCTGCCAGTTTTGTAGCCATCGACTGAGCAACGTTATCCACCAGCAGCGTATGCAGCTTGCCGTCTCGCTCTTCAATCTGAGCCATCAGCTCCCGCTCACGTACAGACAGCTTTTCAGCCCAGCTCTTTTCGAGTGTGTCCAGATCGCCTTTTTTGCGGGCCTGTTCGTCTGCCAGCTTCTGTGCTTCGGCCTCTTTCTCTTTAGCCAGTTTGGCGGATGCTTCACGCTCTTCACGCCACTTGGCTTTCTCCTTCAGGAGTTCAGCGTTCTTCTGTTGCAGGCCGTCAACATCAGGAGCGCCTTCTACTGAAAGCTGATAGCCTTCGCCTTTTTCGCCATACAGCGATTTAGTTGAATCGTCGAGAGCGTCAAATTCTTCTTTAGTCAGTGCAAACTTAAGTGCCATCGTTAACCTCTGGTTTGATGTTGGAATCTCAGATTCCGGGCATAAAAAAGCCCCGGCATTTAGCCAGGGCTGTTAGTTATGTGGTTTTTATTTAATGAGCAGTCTCGCTGCTGTTGGCATACCTTCCGCTGGAAGCTCTAAGCCGTAAGCTCGCAACCCTGTTTCCTCATAAAATTCCTTGAGTTTTAATCGAATGTACTCAGTGATGTCGCGTTCTATGTTGGCCCTTACAGCACCAGCATTCATTGCTGTTTTAGTTTCTTCAGAATTCATAATCCCGCCTCTTTGAATGATTCTTCGTCCAGTTCACGCAACTGGTCAATGTTCAAATACTTGCCTTTATCAGTAAAGAACTTCTCAGGCGACAACCCGCCATCACGCATCAGGCTGGCTCTGGTCGGGCCAAGTACCTCATTCTGACGCGATACCGGCTGATTCTTCAGCCAGTCCAGATAGTTCGTATCTGCTGGCACCTGCCCGCCCATCGAAGCGCGAGTACCGGCTGGCATCTCATCAATGTCGATACCCATCTCGCGCCATGATTTAGTAACCAGCGTTTCGGTTGACCTGCAACACCAATGAATGCGTCCCGGTCCTGCCCCATAGGGGATTTTGTGTCCTACTGGCTTGTTATCCATCGTATACTGCTTGCTGTCGCGAATGATGCAGATCGAAGTCGTGCTGGTGTCCAGCGTGCTGAGCCACTTCTTACCCTTGATGTAATCACTATTTTTGTCTGCGAACTCATCACGGGCCACCGCAGCAGTATGCGCCACCGCCGTTCTGACAATGGCCGAAGCATTGCGCCTGCTGGCCTCCAGTGTGCCGTCCTTATACCGGTTGGCGCGAGTGCCACGCACTTTACGAATGATCTGCTCGTTAGTGTCACCAACGAGATAGCCATTGCGGACAGTGTTGGCAATGCGGGAAAGGCGATCATCTTCCAGGTTGTCGGACCACTCCTTGAGTAGCCTCCCCTGAAATGGCTTAGCCATGGCCGCAGCGTATATCTGCTGCTCAGTAATGGCCTGTAGCGGGAACTTGCTCTTAACGATGTCCGACAGCAGAGAATCAAACAGGCTCATCTGGTAGCCAGATTCATAACCGGAAAATTCCAGCAATTCATTCGTCAGCGATTTGTAATAGCTGCTGACAGCCTGTTGATTTAGCTGCCGAATACTGCCTAGCATTGACTCCAGGCGGCTGATTGAGAATGAGCCACGCGGCATATCATCAAGCGCCACCAGCAGCCGTGCGCTTAACTCTGCATCAGCATCATTAAGCACCTTTAGCACCTTGTCCGCTACGCCGAGTTCATACCTCGTCAGGAACAGCCTGTGAGCTATCGACTCGCTCTGTAGCCGGTCGTTGATTGTTGCCATTAGTCAGCCCTGTGAATGTCGGCTCAGCGTCTTTAAGTTCCTGCTCGATTTCTTCTGCCTGCTCATCCTGAGGCACCAGCCCGACCTTCTGCTGGTAGCGGATGAAATCAACCAGGCGCATATATCCCGACTGAACAGACGACATCAGCGCCGTGATAGCCGGCGAGTCGAGCGTGGTAATCTCATACTGTTTATTGAGCGTGACCGTGTACTCCCCTTCCCCGGCGAACATCACAGCGAACGACAAAGCACGGTTAATGGCCTGCTCTACGTTGCTGGCGCAGAGAGAGAGGATGGAGTTATCTGTCTGCGCCTCGTCGCCTGCCTGTGTTGCAGTGCGGGCAGCTGTGTTGCGCTCAATTAGCTTTGCGCCCAGCATCGCCATTTGCTTTTCACGGCGTTCGGCGACAGTGATGAGAATATTTCGTTCTTCCGGCTGGGCGAATTTAAAATCCCCACCCTTCGGCAGCATGACGCCTTTACGCGAGCCAACGGTGAACCCATCAACCAGATATTTATCTGCCCATTCATCAGTCAGCCCGGTGAGTCCAACCATCGGCTGCCCTACCGTGTGCGCAGCTTCTGCGATATCAGCTTCACACTGATAGTGCTTGATATTGACGTATGCAATATCAGCAAGAGGTGGCGTGTCAGGTGTGTGGTCATTGTTTGACGAGCCAATCCAGGACCAGGGTAATTCTGTCAGTGGGATATTGTTCGCATCAGTGAATGGTGTCAGGGAGTTACCAGTGATTTTATCGGTTCCCTGCTCCCATTTACGCCAGTGAGCAATGCCATTGACCAAACGCAACTCAATCCAGTGCGTTTTCATCGTCAGCTCAAAGCCTTCCGGGTCGTCAACCGGCTCTTCATAACGAACAACCACCAGCGACGTTTTACCATTTGTCACGCGCCAGTTGATGATCTGCTTTGCCGTGTATAGTTGCAGGACTGGGCGGCCTTTGCTGGCCTGCGACTGAATGCCTGATCCGGTATAGTCGGTCAGGATTCCTGCGCGGCCACGTTGCAGAACCTGCGACAATGCATCACGTCCTAGCTGAGATAATGGCTGGCCTTCACCATCCACGTTATCTTTTAGCTCTTCCAACGAACCCGACATCTCGATGACCGGCTGCTTCATGAAGGCAATGCCGATTAACCCTGACAGAGTCCTGCCAGTAGCGTTGATAAAAGCAGCACGTTTAATGTAAGCATTATAACGCTCACCGTTTTTGTCTTCGCTTTCATTTCCTGGGTGCGGCAAATATTTACCGCGCTGCTTTTGAATCTTGCGCTCACCGTCAACGCAGTCGCCAACCATCTGCCATTCGGGAGAAAACTCAGACCACCCTGGATGGTGGTAATCAATGTTTAAATCAGTCATGTGCTTACCATTTGAAAGTGATTGGTTTGGGTGGTTTTGGTGGGTTATGCAGAACCGCGTAGCGTGTTCCGTCCCAGTCGTGATCTTCCTGCTGTGTATCAACGTCATCAGGTTTTTTGCTGTCGCGGACGAGTACAGGAATACGGCTTATCCAGCCACGGCAGTAATCGAAAACATAGAACGCGGGTTTTTCTGGTATCCCGGATTCCAGTTTTTTTCCTTCGACAACTGCCTCCAGCATGTCGGCGAACAACGCGGCACCATTAACGCGAGAACCGGGCTTTTTGTTGGCCTCAACCCATTTAACACCCTGCGCTTCCATTTTTTGAGCGATTGAAAGCTCATCATCACCAGTGTTGTAGATCGCGCTGTCGGCCGGGCCGGGAACAACCTTTTTGCAGATACCCGGCATAATGTTGAGTTGTCCCTGAGTGACACCATCAAGTTTTATCTCGTCCGGTTCGTCAACTTCCTGGCCTGTTAATCGCTTATCAATCCACGCAACACCTTTTGCAACGTTGGTGGATGACATGTTCAGCCCTTTATTCAGTTCGTCAGGTGGGCAACCGTACCATTCACCAATCAGAATCAGAGACCCTGCTGGCGGGCAGAATTGACGCCCATCCGGCAGCGTCGCCACTGTGCCATCCGTGCGAGCCCACCAGAGGTTGGAAAACGGTTTCGACTCACCCCAGTCATGGGAACGGTCAACGGTCCAACTATCCGGTATGCGGAAAGGCTTAATTACGTGCAGAGATTCATTCCACAGATGGTCAAATCGTCCGCCACTGGTAACATCCCATGAGCCATCTACCCACGCCTTGCGTCGGTTCGGGTCTTTAATGCTCATCAGCGTGGCGATGTACTGCGGGTCAAGATACGGGTTCTCCTTGAACGAGCCGTGAATGGCAACGCGCGTTAGCGTCACATCATCTTCGCGCTCTGTCTGTGGGTTAAACACCTTCTGCGTTTCGCGTATGATGGTGCCTCTCGGTGCTGGCTCGATGAAGCGCTTCTTCACCCAGGTATGCCCAATGCCGAATGGGTTCGTCGTGCTGAATGTCTCCAGTGGGATCGGCTTGATGAGTGAGCCATCTGCAAGTGGGTAATCCTCCGGTCTGAACGATGACCGTCTGCAGGAAAACATCATCTCGTAGAATTCTGGTGACCGCTGCTTGGTCAGTTCGTTGAAACCGATGAATGGAAACTCCTGACCGTGGTAATCCCAGTAGTCGCTCTCTTCTTTCCCGAATCGGAAAAGCAATTCCTCGCCAGTCGGCCAGACCCACCTCAGTTCACTGGCCGATGCAAGATATCGCGCGCCGTCGCTGAACAGGCGATACATACGTTTTGACTGGGTGATAATGTCGGTGAGATTCTTATACTCGGTATCGAAAATAACGCCGCGCCAGAACGACCCGTACCCGAGACCAACCAGGCGACGAAATCGCGCAAGTTGTGCGGCAGTTTTACCTGGGCCGCGCGTACCCTCGTAAAGAATCTCGTTACAAGGGCAGCTCAGGGATAGCGACTGCGACCCCGGCAAAGGTTTCCAGACGGCTTTGTAATTCATCCACCCAATACCTCGCCTTGCTGCTGCTGTGCTGCTTTCTCCCATTCATCAACGTTTGTGCATGATGGAATTGGCATGATGTTGTGAGTGGCTGTAACTTTCTGTTCGACTTGCTCCTTGAATGCCTGAACGCTGACATGCTTGCCAAGAAGCTCCAGATTTTTAACTTTATCAGGCCATTTAATCTTTTTAAGTAAGCCAGCAGAATCACCGGCAAGTTCTGTGACGTCCATACCAGATAGCGTGGTGCGCCAGACTTTAGGCCACTGCGTTATTGGCTTTAGTTCGCCATTAACAAGCAGGATGTCGAGCACGTCCATCTCATCTATCTCAACGAGACGGCGAAGTACATAATCAGCGTTAACCTGCGTGCGCTCATTTCTCTCGGCCTTCAGTTCAGCAATGCGATCCTGTATCTCAGGTTTTTTCAGGTTTTCTTGCCCAATGCTGTAAGCGGTCTTGTCGCTGTATCCCGCTCGCTTGGCTGCCTGAGTTGCGTTCAGGTCTGACAAATACTCACGGGCAAACAGCTCTTGTTTGTCGGTGAGCTTTGCCATATTAGAATTTCCTGCTAAGAAGTGCGTATCCCGCCACCGGGCGCACAGTAAATTAATCCTGCTATTTCGCTGATTGACAGTTTAATACTCTGTGGAAGTTAAAAGCCGTTGTGAAAGTGGCTCTTGGTTATTTTTAGTGCTGGAGAAAATTGAGCGTAAAACACTGTATATGAGGTACGAACCTATGACAGTTACCCAGTTAATCGGAATTACTGCATTAAACCCGGCAGCATGTGCAAACATGTTCCACCCATTAAGTAGAATCCAGCTGATCAACAGGCCGATTGTTACCGCACCTATAAATAACAACGCAATCAGAAGCACAGCCTGACTCGTTGATAGCCCTTGCTTCTTGACATTCATCACGTCGATTACCTCTTGGACTGATACTTTTTCGCCCATGCTTTCGCTATGAACAGACAGTCATCAAACATCTTTCCTTTCGCGCTGGCTGAAGCTGAACGGCGGTAATGGTCTACCGCCCGATCAGCGCTCATGCGGGCTACTGTATTGTCAAAGCCCTGCTTCACCAGCTCAGAGATAACGTTTTTCTCTATGAACTGTATTGGCGTCATGCAGGTTCTCCATCGGGAAAGTTGCCCAGATCTGGCATTTGTACCTGTGACAATTCAGCGATGACCTTTTGCACCGCACGGATTTTTTTCAAATGACCCTTGCGAATTGTCATTCTTGAACTTCCCGGCCTGCCAAAAGTTTCAAGTGACCATTCGTTAACCCTGACAACCCTGTTTTGCATTTCTCCTACTGCCAAATCCTTTAAGCTTCCCATGTCAAGCAATGAAAGGTTTGGCTGAGCCTCTTTTTCAATGAGATCAAGTAACCAGCGACGAAGTGATTTAGCTACTTTGGTTTCTGCCAGCATTCCAAGCAAGTGTGCGCCGCGAGGCGAAAATATTCTCGCTCTGTTATACTGTAACTTATTGTTTTTATTACGAGAGGTCACAGTGACCACTCGCGTCATTTCTGCACTGAATTCATCTTTATTTCTGTTGTAAAGGCGGTTTACTGATTTTTCATCAGCATATTCGAGCAATTCAGCCATGTTTAAGCTCGTAAACCATATCTTTCCGTCTCCGTTATCAAATGGCACAACAGAGTGATTTTTAAATGTCAGTTCTTTCATATCGGTATTTCCTTTTAGTGGTGAACCTTGTCTCACAGGAATACAGCCCTCAGAAGGCATCCGACAGCCAGCCGAATTCCTCAAGGGTCACCCTGAAAGGTTCTGAGTTAGGTTAATTGCGCGTGAGTTGCGCGTGGATTTACTACAAAAAAAGCCCCGCTAATGCGAGGCCGGTTTAATTTCAGACGGGTTGTAAGACGGCCATTATCCTGAGTGTCAGCTCACCACCATTTTCAAACATGTTTTTTATCTGATTTTCTGTATCCGTTAAAAATCCATACAGTCCATTTTGCTTAACATTTGTAATAAAGGGTCTTACTGTCGCCTGGAATGAACGCAAAGACGGATTAACGTACGGAACGGGATAAAGATGCGTTTCATCCCCTGTTTGCTGGGTAGAGAAGCTCAGGGTAATTTGTGCAGGCATGTACTCAAATATCACATTTGATGGTATGCACGAGATGTAGAGACTGACAAGATAATTCTGATCTTCAATCACTCCCTGATTTCTCAGCATCAAGTCCGTACTTTCAAGTGTAAAAGTTAATCCGCTCGCTTTATTAAAGTATACTGTTGAATCTGTAATTATTGCGCTCAATTTATAAACCTCTCTATTAAATACGGATCGGTGACTACATAAAAAAAAGGCCGCCGATTGGCGACCTCTTATTTCGGTTCATGCGTTACTGCGTTTTTTCAACGTTCTGTATTGCTCTGATATAGTCCTGAAGCCCGTTTATTTGTTTTTCTGCGGTAACAAGCTGTTCTCTGAGACGCCAATAAGCTCGTTCAGCGTCTGAAGTGAGTTCGGGGGAGGAAGCATCAGCCATGCCGCTGGCGCGGGTAGCGTCGGACACTCGCTCACAGGTGGCGTTGACGCGCAGCCGCTTAGCGCCGCTGCTAACGTCACGCTGCAAATCAGCAATCGTCTGTTTCGCATCGGCCAACTCCTTTGTGTATTTCGCGTCAATGGCCGCCACAACGCGCTGTCTGGCCTGCATATCAACGATGATTTTTTGTCTGGATTCAGCCAGTTGTGCAAACTCGCGCTGCTTGTCGAGGGCGTGGTGGTAGCTGTCGCGATAGTAGAATGCCAACCGGCCCGCAACGACGATCCCAACGACCAGTATTCCGACAGCCATAGTTCGCCAACTGAATGCGATATTCATCGCAG